TTCAGAAATATCATTGCCTTATGATGCTACATTTCGAATTAATAGAGAGTTTGATTGGCACTTGGCATTGAACTATATTAGTCATGTTACAAATCATGGCGGAGGTGGCGGTGGCGGTGGCGGTGGTGGCGGTGGCGGTGGCGGTGGTGGCGGTGGTGGTATACTTGTTGTATGCGAAGATCTAAATATACCTGATGGTTTTTTTAAGCAAATTCAAGGAAAACCAATTACTCTTGTTAATCTATCGAGATACTTTTCAAACCGTAGTTTATTGTATTATGATGCGTGTTTTTTTCCATATATTGAGGATGTGACTAGTAATATTATAAATACGTGGCACACAATTCTCTCTACCGTAGATAGCATATCAGCCCCTAAAAATCCATCTGGATTAAGAGATATTTTAGCAGAAATACGTGTCGCAAGAGCTGGACTTTGTTGGGTCAGTGGAAGACCTAATGGGAGCCTATTTTGGTATGATCCTATTCAGTCTTGGTCAGAGGGTTTTTTTGAACTTACAAAGAATCAGATTTCATTTATTTTAAAATGGATTACATCGCATTAGAATTCGGAGAACGCACCCTTCACTTCTGATGTAATATCAGGCTGGAGTGTTGATTTTGCTGACTCTGAAGATGTTAATGTTCCCTGAGCTGAATCAACAAACGCATCCAACACACCACCGCCACTTCTTCTTGTCCTGCGTTTTCCAGAGGTTGAGAAAAGACGAAATGTACCTTTCTTTGGTTTGTAGCCGAGTTTGAAAAGACGTTTTATTGCTTTCTTACCAGCGGCATGTTTTTTTCTTGATACTATGCGACCGGACTTTGTTTTCATTAAATCCTTGCGTGTTAATCCACCAGATGTATGCCTTGCCTTTCCATGAAAGACCTGTGCTTTTGAACCAACTGCTGGTAGTTTTTCCATTTCTCTATTTATTTTTAATATTTTATTTGGATTAATATAGCTAAAATCTAAGAAATAAATGATAATTAAAAAACTTTAATGGCTGATTGCTGAATGACTTTTTCAGATAATCTAAAATATTTGGAAGAAAAGCAGGGTGAGACAGGGCAGGGCGGGGGTGAAAAAATTGAAATTTTCGGACTTAAGCGATTTCAACAACTATTTATTAGTAACTTATGGAAAATGCCTAATATTTATAAGAAACTAGATGACGGACGTTTTGAATGTGTACATTGTGGACAAATAAAGATACATCAAAGTACAATGTATTATCATTACCAACGAGAGCATAATACTGAGCGAAATTTCAGCTGTAATTTATGTAATTTCAATGCTCTTACTCGGCAAATTTTGGACCAACACATCGCAGCAAGACATCCAACAGTTTTAAACAATAATAATGAAAATCAGCACGAGTGTCCGTACGAAGGCTGCGAATTTAGTGATATTCGTAAAGGAAATCTTATTACTCATTTTATGAGGGCCCATATGGTCCAAGAGACTTCACAAATTTTGGAGCGCCGTAAAGCTGATGATGGTAGTTGTATTTTACACTGTAAAGTATGTGAAGAGTCCAAAAAAAGTATGGGTAGTTTTCTATATCACAGTATAACATGTATTACACTTTCTGAAAGCGATCCTCGTTTTAACATGCTAGTTCAAATTCTTTAGCTGGCCTATCCGCTGGCCTATCAGCTATCCTAAATGTAATTCTGTAAGAATAGACCATAAATGATAGCCGAGTCCCGCAAAACCGACCATAGCCAACATTTCATAGGCTGCTCTGGGTGTATTTTTTTGATTTATTCCAATATATAACAGAAGGGGGGCAAACAGCAGGGCATGTATTAGGTAAAGCCATGCTCTACCAGTTTGTTTTAATAGGGCATAAAATGCTTTGTAGCCATGATATAGCATCACTACTAATCCAGTTGCGACCAAACTATGATATACCCAATCAGGATTTTCAGATCTGAAGAATGCTATAGCTAATAATGCTGGAACTATCAGGAAAAGATGTATTAAGGATATGTAGACATGTATACTAAGACCCATGATTCTATATGATATTGTGGAAAAAAATTGAAAATAATTCGGTTGCTTTTGAAGTAAGAGAATTATTTATTGACAACTCTTGACCTCTTGACCTTTTTGCCGATTTTCTTGGAAATTTAGGAGGGGGAACAATTATTAAAATGGAGTGTCAGGAAGAGCATCAGGAACGTCAGTACATTGTGCATTCAGATAATATTACTGTAGGTTATCAAAGACTAGGTACAAAAGTACTTACCGCATGTAGTGGACCTGAACTTCTAAAAAAGATTTGTAATGCTTATGAATTTCCTTGGCCAATGCTTCCAGGCCATGAAATTCAAATATGGTCCGCGACTCTTGGAATGGTAAATCGTATTCGGCTTGACAAGTTAGAACAAATACCACCCAGTATTCAGGAAGTTTGGATATATGCCACAGGTTCAGTTGGCAGAGGTTTCTAGTTTCAGGATTTGAAGACGTTTATCAAGTAAGTTAGTGAAATTCTCCTGCGTTTGTTGCCAAGAATGTTGTACGCCATCTTCATTCTTTTTATTTCGTAATTCCTTCATTTTTTCTGCTAGTGCCGATGGACTCACAAAATACTTTATTCCAAAAGATGACATTGTATTGTATTGCGCATGATAAATGGGTTGAAGAGTAACTCCTGAATAGTCAGTCGCAAGGGATACAAACCATGTATGATTGGGCAGTAACATTGGCAATCCGAGTCTGGCTAGATTTAGAAAAGAAAATGAATGAGAGCAGAAATTTCGTGTTGATACAACATAATCACATGAATTATATAGTTTATTGAGATGGTCATCTGTTAATCTGGCGACGGATTCATTATTCAATAAAATTAGATTGCTTGTGTAGTCCTTTATATCCTTGCCTAAATTGAGTAGTTCATTGGCGTAAATATCTAAAACGGGATAGCAATCAAAATCTGCCATATTTCCAAGAAGAAGCAACTGGTCATCTTTGTACGCATCCTGTACTACATATTTGGCGAAAGCACTTATTACAGTATCAATTTGACTGGTTTCTTGAAAACTGTCAGGGCAGAGCCAGCGGAATTTTAATTTTGGTAACTCAATCATTCTTTCAACTGTTTCACGATCCATTTTAAAATAACTGGCTGAAACTGGGATATGTAGAATGTCAAGTTTTTTCGCAAGATGGAGTTTGAGTGTTTGTTCGTAGAATTCTGAGGGGACAAAGATGCGGTCAACCTTTTTAGAAAGCCATTCAACAACCTGATTGGATAATACATTTGTGCGGGGCTTGAAATACTGCCAAACATGGAATTTGGTTGACATACCCTTTTTTCCGAGTTGATTCAGTATACCATCCGTGATTTCTGGATAATCTACGAAAAATAGGAGATTTGGTGATACTGCCTGAATATGTTCGAGGAGTTTTTCAATATTTCCTGATTTAGTTTCAATTTCTTTGGGAATTAGGGATTGCTCAACTTCATTATTGCCTTCGTATGTACGAAAATAGGTGGTTTTGTATGATTTACGGGATGAGGATAAGGAAAAATAGGCGAGGAGTTTCCTGAGAACATGTGTGAAACTTGAGCGAGTAGACACAGGGGGACCGACTAAAACTACGGTTAGGGGAGTATCTTTGGGGGCATCTAAAGTTTCAATTTGTTCAATAACTAGATTGTGTAAATCTTTAACCTCTGACATTATATATGCTTATTATTTGAAATCAGCTTTTAAGTTTTTATTAGATAATTTTATAAATTTATAAAATTTTGAACCCGGTTCATTTAGTACGCAGTGGACTTGATGAAGTAACTGTGCCAATGCCAAAAAAAGAAAAATATAAGAAAAAACATATTCCTCAGGCTTTGAGAGAACAAGTATGGATTCGGTCGTGCGGTGAATCTTTTTCACATAAATGTCTCACCACCTGGTGTAAAAATACTATTAATGTTTTTGATTTTCATTGTGGACATAATATTCCTGAGTGTAAAGGTGGCAAGACTACGGTGGAAAATTTGGTCGCAATTTGTAACCGATGTAATTTGAGTATGGGTTCTCAGTTTACATTTAAAGAGTGGTGTGTAAATTTTGAAGATAGTGGGTTTGGGTTTGGGGTTGGGGTTGGGGTTAGGGTAGGTAGTAGTACTGTAATGAGTACGGGAACGGACAAGGGCAAGGGCAAGGTTGAAACAATAGAAAAGGTAAAATGGTGGTGTTGCTAAATGCTTTTGTGTGAAATTAATAGAATGTCTGTTTATCCACCTGGAAATCCATTGGGGGCCGAAAAAGATTTTAAAATAATGGAAGAAAGGGCTTCAGGGAGCATAAATTCTCTTCCTATAGTAATGAAATCTCAGGTTGGTGGTTATTTGTATGGAAGTCCTATTGGTGAGGAAGAGTTTGCAGTATCTAATGTTAGTGGAAGTGCTACATCTGTAGGTAAAATAAAAACATCTGGTCCAGCAATCCGGCCAGCTTCAAGAAGAGGCGGTAACCGACGTTCCAAAAGAAATAATATGCGCTTAAAAGTAGAGATGGTAAATACCCGTCGTAATCGCAATCGCAAAAATGGTGGTGGAATTTTTGGTGATTCAATGATGATGACCAGCTCTGATAAGGAGGATTTTCTAGCAAGAGTACCAGCCCTAAAAAATAAAACACGAGGAGGCAAACGTCGCACAATGCGTCAGGGCAAAGGATCAGCAAGTAGCTGGGCAAAGGCCGTGACTAAATATTACAAAGACCAGAAAAAAACACGCAAGGCGCTCAAATTCTCTGATGCTCTCAAGGAGGCTGCAAAACTCAAAAAATCAGGTAAACTCATGTGTTAGACCGAAGGTGATTGATTAACATTTCGGCACTTTCAAGTGCGCCTTCTATCCATGTTTGACAAGGACTTGTGGATTCACCACATACATAAGTCGTTGGTAATTTATCAGGTAACGGATTTAAAGAATCTTGTATTGCCTGTTTCACATCATAATCTCCTGGAATCCAATATGAACATCCGCTATACCATGGATGAGCCTTGAAAAAAAGTGGATCAGGAATTTCCTTGATTTCAGGAAAAAGCTTTCGTACGGCATTCATGACGGCTTTTTCAAGTTTAGGTGTATTTACCATTTTAATCCAATGATCTGCAGAAGGTCCTTCGGCATATGAAATCATAGTAACTCCTGCTGTTGGATTAATAGGAATAAAGAAACGAATTGGATTATCTTTACTCGGACACACCGTCTTCGGTATGCCTGAAAACCAGGATTTGCCTTTCTCTGTTGGAAAAACGGCATAAATACGAATAAGCGGAGACATTTTTAATTGTCCTAAAAATGGGGCTTCGGCAAGTTGCGGTATTTTCTGTAGTGCCTCTAAATGTAATGCGAAAATGGTCTTTCGTGCTGATATTTTAAGGGTGACGGGAGAGTTTGGTGATTTTGTAGTGCGAATACATGAAACTATATCATAACTACCTGAAGAATTCTCATCGTCGTAAATATGCTGAATACCATTGACTTCCATGTTCAGGAAAATTTTTCCACCCAGCTTCTTAATATTCTCCGCCATGGCATCTGTCAATGCTCCAAGTCCTTCCTGACAGACAAAGAAACTATCTTCCTGACCCACAACACCCTGTAATGTTTGAATGGCCAAATCAGCTCGCATTAAATTCGGTTCAGCCCAATAAGGAAATCTATCAAAAATATCCTCGGCATTTTCCTTACCAAGAATTTTGGTAGCTATTGAAAAAATAGTGTGCTTTCTCAGGATTTCAGGTGTTAGACTTTTCGTAGCTTCAAGAAATATGTTGGCGTGTTTTGAAAAGTCGGACGGTTCTGGATGGAATAAATTTTTTTCCTGACGAAATTCCTGACGAGGTGAAATCGGTATCAGGTGTAGTCCATATTCTTTCAGGAGTCTTTTTGTTCTTTCATGTGTTCCACTTATGCGTCCAGCACCAATTTCCCATTGTACTTTTTTACCTGATTCAAGAGTTTTCCTAAAAGTCACAATTCTACCGCCAATATAATTATACTTTTCGAGTATTGCTAGTTTTGTTTGCGGATATTCATCTAGGATTTGTAGGGCACAATATAGACCTGCTATGCCTGCTCCAATAATTATCACATCATACATATTCTGATATGATTGGGCTACACACCTATTAAGATAAATAAAATTGACGGGGTCAATAATTGGGGGGGGGAGCTCAGTTTAATAAAATGTCATCAGATATCTCGCAAAATGTCGTTGTTAGCAACAAACCTTCAGATTGTTCAGTATGTTTGGAAAAATTCACATCAACACTTCGAAAAGCTGTGAGTTGCCCCTATTGTTATGAATATTTCTGTATTAAATGTATTGAGAAGTATTTATTGAATAGTATTGAGGATCCACATTGCTTGGCTTGTCGTCGTGGATGGTCACAATCCCTTATGCAGAATTTCTGTACCAAGACTTTCCTGACAAAAACTTATCCTGAATATCGTTCAACAATTCTGCTGAATCGTAGTAAGGCATTCTTGCCAACATATCAGGAGACTGCTGAGAGGCATATTGTTGCAGATAAATATTTTAAATTAAATATACCCTTGCGAGAAGAGTATCATAAGTTAAAAGATTTAGAACGTGAAATTGCGGATAAAATAGCTGAGGTATCAAAATCTATTTATAAAAATGATTCAATAGGTTGGGGTATTATTGATAATATACGAGATAAGGATGGATGTATTATCAGAACAGATCTTAATGGAAATAGAATAACAGATCAGGTCGCTGAGCAACTATCATCGCCACCATCATCCTCTCAACCTAAGAAGTTTATTCGCAGATGTCCAGTGGAAGGATGTAATGGTTTTCTGAGTTCTGTTTGGAAATGTGGCATTTGTGAAAACTGGACCTGTTCTGATTGTTATGCCGTCAAGGGTCAGGATAAAAATGTTGAACATGTATGTAAGGCAGAGGACATAGCCACAGCAGATTTTGTTCGGAAGAACTCAAAACCGTGTCCAAAATGTGGAGAACTTATCGAAAAGGCCTCTGGTTGTGATCAGATGTTTTGTACTTCTTGTCATGTACCTTTTAGTTGGTCAAAAGGTGAAATAATTAGTACAGGAATCATCCATAATCCACATTACTTTGAATGGCTACAGCGGAATAACGGAGGAGTAGGTACAGGTGCGACTGGTGATCTACGAAATAATCATAACATTCGTTGCGGTGAACTGCCAAATTATCACAATATTGTTTCTAGATTTCGTCTATTTACACAGCCGGTGATAAATAATAAGATAATTCGTGATATATATCAAACATGTAGTCATATTATGAATGTTGAACGACATAGATTCAGTCTCAATAGAGAAATTGACGGAGAAAAGCTCGGTGTTGACTTCTTGTTGAAAAAAATAACTGAAGAAGAGTGGAAACATAAACTAAAAATTAACGAAAATATACGTGTACGTTCGAGAGAGATTCGGGATGTATTGGACGCATTTTCCAACGCATCAATTGATATTTGGTTTGGAATTATATATGATTTTGATAGAATGCCTAAAGATCAATTCATGGATTATTACAATAAATGGATCAGTGAGTTTGAAGAATTACGAAGGTTTATTAATGAACCTCTTCTAAAAATCTCTAAAATATATAATTGTGTAGTTCCATTTATTTGCGATGATTGGAGTTACAAAACATATTCTGCCAGCAAGGAAAAGGCTCAAAAGAAAAAGGAGGCAACAGCGGCTGCCACAGCGGCTGCCACAGCGGCTGTGTCTAAAACCCCGCAATAAGTCTCAATCTATTCAACTGAGCTATCCAACGCTTATATAAATCACTCTTTATTAATCCTGAATGAACACCAAATGAAAAATATTCAACAAGTTGTTCTGTATCACATTTCAGAAATATTATTGAATTATAAACAGGAATTATTTGAGAAGATTCAGTATATATAAGAGACCGTTGTTGTCTTAATAAAACATTATTATGAAAATTAAAAAAATAGTTACGTGTCCATTCGGTTAGGGCATTACCTGTTAGATTTTTTACTTGAGATGATGGATTATGACGTAAATATTCCCGAGCATGTTGAGCACATTCTGAACATGGCAACACTCCAGGTAAACCTTGAATAATAAAATCCACCATAATTGCCTCATCACGATTTAAAGATGGAGTAGCGGATTTACCAACATGTTCTCCCATAATATGTAGAAGTTTCCATAATAATGGTCCCCAATCATTTGGTGACAGGGAGGAAATATAATCTACAGTTGATTCTCTAATTGCTTGACCGAATGCTCCAATTAATTTCTTTTTTTTTCCACAACCGCATGACATTATTTAGTCACCTGATACCTGATTTTTTATTTGAATTAATTATTGGACAAAATCGCAGTGAACAAAATCCTAGTGAACAAAATCACAGTCAATCTGGAAGACTAATTATTCAATTACCAGTTTCCGATCCGACTTTTGATCCCTGGCAGCAAACATATATAATTTCTTAATTTCTTCAATATATCTTTCATGAATATTGTCAATAGATTCCTCAGGATCCACTATAAAAGGTTCACCAACATAGAGTATCGTAGTTGGTTCTTTTTCACCCATAAAAATCTTTAGAAGTTTATAAAGATTTTCAAATGAAAAAATCTGGAAAATATCTATGTTTGTTGTAAATCCCAGCAACTTACTCAGAAATTTATTAATTGGATAAAAATGAGATTTATAGGTAAAGATATTTTGTTCATTCCAACCATATACAGGAACTATTGGGAGATTATTTTTTTGGCAGAGCTTTAGAAATCCTTTGCGATTTTTTAGATAAACATAATCTTCAGAAAGATTTTCTTCACTGTATTGAATTTCACGTGCTCCACCTGGATATAGCGTAATTGAATATCCCTTGTTTATATAATATTGTAAATATGATTTGCCAACAGGAATTGAATGGAAAAAGAGACCAAGTTCACGTATAATTGGAATCATAAATAAAACGGAATGCGCTGCATGTCTTGAATTTTTCCAATAGGGATATAAAGGTGATTTTATGTCTGAAAAATGTAAAAGTTTTGATATTGTAATCATTCCATGAGGATGTAAAGCATATAAATATTGTTTATCTGCGTCTATTGAATTTTTATTGATAAATACTATATTGAAATTTTTTGAAATATTTGTCAGGGAAAGCAACTTCATAAAAGGTTTATGTAGGAATGAGAATGCTGATATCTCCCAATGACTAACAGGTAATATTGTAATCCATAATAAGTAGAAAATAAATGCTAGAGGAAAAATAATGAAAACAGTAAAAAATAAAAAAATAAATATCCATAACATTTATTTAGGGCTATTTATATGAAGAATTGTAGGGAATTACTTGGAACGCCATCGTGTTTCACAGTTTGTACAGACATAGAGGAACTTGAGTTTTTCAGAGTCATATTTAATGTAAATCACGTCAGGCTTTTTTGAGCCTTTGTTGGCAGGACACTCGGCATTAGGACACTTTAATGTATCTACGTGGGGTAGAGTTGGATCCATAAGAAGAAATTCATTGTCCAGAAGTTTATAACCCTCGGAAGACTTTTCCTGAAGATTTTCAGACATCACTAGACCACCTGTATTTTCCTCTTTGTGTCCACAGATTGTACATATATTCATAAGTTTCTCATCATTTTGCTTAAGAGGCATGTAATAACGACAAACAGGGCAGAACTTCATTGTTATTGCCGAGATGGGGTAAGATTCCTATTAATGCTAATTGAAATGGGGCTTTATAATCAATTTTATAGGCTGGCAGGCGGACTAGTGGGCTGGCGGGCTGGCGGGCTGGCGGGCTGAAAAAGTGAAACTAATGTAAATTATGAATCACAATATACAACGCCCCGTATATCATAACAGGGTATAAAAATTGACTCAATTACGGAGGGATTAAAAGTCAAAGGATTTTATTATTTTGGGATTAGGATGGCCGCTACAACTATTCTTGCGGAGTTCAATCAAAGTCGGCTCGGACATTTTCTTGAATCTCGGCGGATTATTGGAAACAAGGCAACACCAGGCCAGGTCGCCATAAATGGAATGGGGGCAGTGAAAGGTAGGTGGCAAGTAAGTTCCAAGGATTATTCTGAATTCTTGGACCTGCTACACGATCATCTATTTATCCAGAAGTTGCGTCCTTGGAATTTTGTTGAACAGAGAAATGCTGAGAATGTTACGCCATTACTCATCGATTTGGACTTTCGTTATGATAAGACTGCATCCATGGTTCGACAGTTTGAACTAGGACATGTGCGAACATTTATCAAAGGATATGTAAATGTACTGACAGAATATTTTAATCTAAGTCAATATGAAAAACTGCGATTCTTTGTGCCCCTGCGACCAGCACCTTATGAAGACAAGAAATCACATATGATAAAAGATGGAGTTCACATAGAATGTCCTGATATCTGCCTAAGTTCTCAGAATCAACAAATTCTGCGACTTGTATTACTGGAGCGAGAAATTCTGGAGGATGTATTTACTGAAACTAATTATATTAATGAACCGAAGGAAATTATCGATGAGGCCGTTGTAAATAAAAATGGATGGTTCTTCTATGGTGAAGGAAAACCTGATATTCCTCCTTATCAACTGGCGATGATTTATGTATATGATATTAACGATGGAAGCTTCAGCGAAGAACCCATTACAAATTATAAACCACGTGAATTGATGGAACTCCTTAGTATTCGGCATGAACTAATTGAAGAGCATACTACATTCAATGAAGGCAAGGAGGATGAATGGAAAGAATATTTGACACGAGCAATGGCTGGCGGCAGTGGCCCTTCATCAAAAGTCTTACCGAAAGAAGATGGTGGTTCTGGAGAATCAGTTGAACAGACACCAGAACAAAAAGCACTCAATCAGGTCATCAATGCCATGCCACAGGATTATATGAATGGCTATTCAGACGCTGAAATAGCAACAGCACGAACACTTGCCAGCGAATGTCTATCTGTCCAACGAGCGGATAAGTATGATACTTGGATCTCGGTTGGCTGGTGTCTACACAATATTGATGATAGTGAAGATATGTTTAACACATGGATGGTATTCTCGGATAAATCGTCCAAATCAAGTCAAAATAATCGTGCGGAACTATTGCGTGAGTGGCGCCGAAATTGGGGTCGTTCGGCATATGATAATCGCATTTTAACAATGCGGTCGCTACACATGTGGGCGATGAACGATAATCCTGAACTCTACAGACAGATTCTAAGTGGAGATATTGTAAAATTCATTGAATGTTCAGTTGATGAAACAAACTTCAGGATTGCCCGCCTAGTAAATCGTGTATATAAGGCGAATATTCGCTGTTGTGTTCAATCCCGTGGTGATACGCCGTGGTTTGAATACAACGGGCATTCATGGGTACCTGATGAAAAGGGAACAAATCTTCGCCTGAAGATGGCGACAGAGGTATGTTCATATATTGACATGGCAAAGGATGCCGCACGACGACAAATGACCGAGGCTCGTCGTGGAGGCAATGATGAACTACAAAAATTTCATTCGGCTCGTCTTGATCATTTTATGAAGATTGAAAAACTTCTCTATTCATCCCATTTCAAGAGCAGTACAATCAAAGAATGCGAATTATTCTTTAATGAATCTAATTTCATTCAGATCCTTGACAGTCAACCATATCTAATTGGCGTAGCAAACGGTGTTATTAATCTCCGTTCTGAACGCACTCTTTCAGATGGAAAAAAGGAAATATTCTGTGAATTTCGCCCAATGATGCCTGATGATTATATTAGTTTTATGTGTGGACGAAATCAGGCACGAGGTCTTGATCCTATACCCTATATTCCTTATGATCCGACTGACCCTATTCAATCAGAAATTGACCAATTCTTTGAGACCGTTTTTCCAGATCCAGAGGTACGAGATTATATGTGGAGAAAGCTGGCATCATGTTTAGAAGGTGCGAATAAGGAACAACGATATGATACATGGATTGGAGTTGGTGGCAATGGTAAGTCAAAACTTGTTGACCTAGTTGCCTTAACACTCGGTGATTACGCAACATCTCTTCAAAGTACGGCTTTAACACGAAAACGTCCTGAAAGTGGTGCTGCGAATCCTGATATTATTGCTGTTTGGAAAAAGCGCTTCATCTATTTAGCTGAACCTGATGATGGCGAGCCACTGAATACATCACGTATGAAGCAGTTTACTGGTGAAGACGTCGTTGAAGCACGTGGCCTATTTCAGGATCAACAGAAGTTTCAGATTACTGGAAAGCTATTTATGCTTTGTAATCGCCTTCCCCCCATTC